TCCTCTATCAAAACAATGCTCCATAAATTCTGTAGAATAAACATCCTCCTTTTCTAAAATACCATCGTATTCATCTAATTGTTGGCGGTATGACTCGCCTAAAATCTTTGTAATTTCAAAACTTGTGTCAGTACAACCTCTTAAATAAGACCTGCGAAGATTATCCAAATAAAGTAATTTGTCCTCAAATGTATAATCTTTATTGGTTCCTTTAGTAAAGTTCACAAAACTCTTTTTAACCAAACCTTCGAAATCATCCGGTAGACATTCTGTCTCAATAGTCTCAATATAAGGCAATCTAATTTTCATTCATTCTCTCCAATCTTCTCGTTTCGCCTTTATTAAAGGCGTGCTCTTTTTCTGGCACTACCATCAACTACCTCCATATCTGGTACGATGATATTCCTCTGTCATACGATCCAGCTCGGCTACAAAATCATCACCAGGCAAAGCCATCAAGCGAGCCTTTTCAGACATACGTAGCGGATAATTCGCTACCTGCCAATCCAACATCTTGTCTAACTTCAAATAACCGTCCATTAGTCCTCCTCGATCAAATAAAAATTCCCATAATCTTTCAAAGCCCTAGAAACATGGATAGCAGCCGCACGACTAGCAAACCGCATAGCTTGTTGCTCATTGCCATAGAAAATATCAATCCCAGTACAGCTGACCTTTACTTCTCTGACGAATGGCTTGTCTTTTTTGGAACCATGTTTTAGCGAGTAACATTTTACCTTGTCTAATCCTTCCATAAGTTCATAGCCTCCAAAAATTCAGGCGAAACATCAACATTCTTAGGCAGTTCCTGTTGTCTCTCTGCCTGATGAGCCTTTACAGCCTCAACCGTCAGCAACCCCTGTTTCTTCCAATTCCGTAAGATGCCATTGATATAATTCATAAAAACCTTACCATTCAGAACAGCCTCTCTAAGAGCCTCACGAATAACAGACTCATCAAAATGATCTTCATTGACCCACTTCTCAATATCCTCAATCTCAAACGGACTAAGAAAACGACCCAAGCCCTTTTCAAAATCTTTAAATAAATTTTGAAGATCGTATTTATTTATACAACTACTATTACTATTACTATCTTCAGTCTTATTATATTCAGTCTTATTAGTCTTAAAATTCTTGTCATCTTGAACTAAAGAATTTTTAGTTCTGTGTTTAAAATTTTTAACTTCATGAGATAAAGAATTAGGACCTTTCAAATAAATACGATTTGACAAAGTCAACCCCTGACGAACCTCATTTAACAGACCCATACTCGCCAATTCTTTCTTAGCTTTGATAACAGTCGGAATGGAACAATCAATCCCCTCCTCCTTACTAGCAAGACTCTCGTTCGAATAGTAAATATAAATCTTGCCATTATCATCAAACCATTCATTCTTCAAAGAAAGACCAAGTCGATCGTACATCAAAGCGTAAATCATCTTCGCTTGCAGAGAAAGATTACAATATGGATCCTTCAACAGCCATTTCGGAAATTGAAAGTACTGAAACTTCTCAACCTCATTCTTAAAAAAAGTCGCAGTCTTCTCCATCATTCCCTCCTTGTCAAAATCAACTGATCAATGCGCTCTCGGACAGATGTATCGGGAATCCAGTCAAGTTTCCGCATTCTCGTTACATATCTCACATCTATACCGAGCAATACCGCTAGTTCATCATTAGTCAGCTCACAATTTTGTACCCAAATAGTGTAATCCACCCCTGTATTAGACTTCAAATCCCCTACTCGTTTGGGTACTTTGTTAGCAAATACATGTCTACGAGCCATTGAAACACCACCTAACTGTACCGTTCTAACATTCGCTTAAGCGTATCATTCTCATCCCTTAACCGCTGATTTTCGATACGATATTCATTTCGTTGTTCAGCGATTTCACGGACCATGTCATGCAATAGTTGGTTTTCCTGCTCTAGTGAATAGAGAGGACGAAGGATTGCGGGTACTTCTCGTTTAAAACTCTTAGTTAACAATCTGAGCATATCTCTCCCACTCCTTATCCACTTGCTGAGCGCTTCTCTTTAGCCCGTTACGAGCCTTTTCAATATCACAGGTACTCTGATACCCCATGCCTGCTCTAAAGCCGTACAGGTAGTCTCTGCGCCGAATTTCTTCAAATTCTTCACGCATTCGCTCCTTCTCAGCCTTCCGCTGTTCTACTACTGCCGCCGTCAAAATCGGCACAGCGAAGATTCCTAATGTTAAAATTGCTTCTGTCATGATTTCCTCCTAAACTGTCAAAAAACGTTCTACATCTGATTCTTTGTAGTAAATCTTGCTAGTTTTTTCAAATGGCGGTTGATACCGCTTCAAACCCGCATCTTCCCACTTCCTTAATGTCTCGTCTTTCAACTCCAAATCTTTCATCAACTTTTGACGAGATACTAAACCACAAGTATGATGCTCAAATTCTTTTTCGAGCCGTCTGGTCAAGTAATTCTCAATAACGTCTATAATCTTATCCAAGAGGTTCAGCTCAAACCATCTTGACAAAAAACCTTGTTCTTCCATATTGACTCCTTTTGTAAATTCATCTTGCCTGCCGAATTTACTTTTGATATAATTTAATTAGATAATTTTGATAAAGACCTGACTGCCATCAGGCTTTTTTTATTGCCAATAATGACACAGATCAACGGACATAACCGCAGCCAAATTCTTCTTCTCTGTTTCAATCTGCCTACGATGGCGATTTTCACATCTAATGTCCCTTGGTTATTTTTAATAATTCCAAGAAAAAATCACCGTTCTTTTCTTTGCTAAGTTTAAACGGTCCAAAGGCAGTAAGAATGTCTGACATCTTTTTCCTAAAACGCTTGTCAGACTCATGCCGCTCTAGTGCTATCTTACAAATAGTTCCCACAACTACGATAGATAGCACTATTTTTGTTGCCTGTTCAATCTTATTGAGTTTTTCCATCCCCTTCTCCTTTCTAGTTTGGTTGGTTCTCCTACCTGTGCTATAATCAACATATCAACAAGGAAAGGAGGAAAATAAATGGCACTTGAAATAAAAGGTTTGGATAAAATCAATGAAAAACTTGACCAATTATCCCAAAATGCTCAATCAATTTCAGGAACTAATAGCTATTCGTTTAATGAAATTTTCTCTGAGAAATTCATGAGACAAAACACCAATTTCACAAACATAGAAGATTTCTTAGTCGCTAGTCCTGAGAACATTTCAACTCCAGATGAATTTGAAAAATCTGACGAAGCTGTTTTAGATGTGTTTGTTTCTGAGCAAACTAAATTTTCCAGTTGGAAAGAAATGTTGATTGAGGCTCAAAAAGCCTTACTTATCGATAGACTTGGTTTTTAATTCCAACTCTATTTCATTGAGCCGTTGAATTGCCTGTTCCAGTTCTTCGGCTTTATTCTTTACATCGTCAATCGCTTCATGAAGTTTCTCAGCTCCTACGAATTCAATATTGACTTTCATTTTTCCTAGCTTCATCCCCTCCTCCTTTCTAGTTTTTCTTTGGTGTTGCTTGCTTCATAGCCCGTTCTTTGACTAACCTGGTGAGCGTTCTGTAAGTATCAAGTTCAGAACCTGTGCTGGCAATTCTCAAACGATTGTTCACTTCCTCATATGTGGAACATTCTTCAAGTAGCTTATCAACTATTTGTTCCAAGCCATCCCTAATAATCTCTTCAAAAATCCTATCCTCAGTATGTTTTGCACTTTTCGGCAATTCCCTCTCAATAATCATCCCCTTCTCCTTTCTAGTTTGGGCTGATAAAGCCTCTGAGTAGCTTTATCTAATTCTTGTTCAGCCTTTTCTTGCCTTTTTTGACCTTTGACACGATATGCTGAATAAGCTTTTTCCCAAGCCTTGACTATGCCAGTAGTTGAGGCTTTTAATTTTCCGCTATATGGATACCGTTTTGGTCTCATCCCCTTCTCCTTTCTAGTTAGTTAGTAAATATGCTATAATTAAAATAAAAACGATTGGAGAACTGTTATGAAAAAGTATTTTGTTCCTGCGACAAACTGGAAGATGTTTTATCAATCTGTCTGCCCACTGCCAGAGCCATTTAACTCTGCTATGTACTCAGCTATATTTGACCATCTAGCAAGTGTTACGCAAGACATTTTCCCTAATCTCAAAGACGAAAACATATCGATTATCTTCGCTCCATTTATCGACTGCCCATTGTCTTTTCCAGAAGAGCATTTGATTTTCTTACACTTACAAGAAATCAATGAGCATTCTCAAGTTATTTACCAGTTAGGTCACGAGCTATTACACGCTTACTATAAATCGCCTTCTAATACGCCGATGTTTTGGCTTGAAGAAGTCTTATGTGAGGTAGCTTCTCACCTTTTCCTACAAGGTTTTGCTCAAGAGTGGTCTAAATCTGCAAATTCGATAATTAAATCTTTCACAGACTTCACGCTTGAGTACAGCGAATTACAGCTTCAAGAAAGCGAACCTGTAAATCTAAAACAATTACCTTTGGACTACTTAAAAGATAATCCCACAGGAAATCGTAAGATAAACACTTACATAGCTGCGATTATGCTTCCCATTTTCCAAGGCAGACCAGACTTTTTAGCAGAGTGTCGGAAACTGTCAGAACTCTATGTAGTCGCTGACTTGAATACTTTTTTCGACAAGGCTTATAGCCATATTTCTCCCGAATATCATCTAGAGCTAAAGAAATTAGAAACGTTGTTTATCTAACACCTTCTATCCCTTGAGGAGTATTTGACTGGAACTTGACACCGTCAAGATTATTATCTGAGATACCCCTTCCTTTCGAAAGTGCATCGTTAATCAATGCCAGCACCTCTTTTTTATCTGTTTCTGTAAGATGTGGATATAACTGTTCTCCAAGTCTATCCACCCTTTCAGCAATATACGTCACAGTCCTCAGTATTTCATTGAGGGCTGTTTTTTCTAGTTCGTTCATCCCCTTCTCCTTTCCATAAATAGCAGAGCTGTACCGCCCTACTCCTCTCTCAACTTCTCCGCCAGCACCAACCGCACATAAGCCGCCATCGACAGCCCCAGACGCTGGCACTCCACCCCCAACCGCTTCTTCATCTCAACCGACAAAGACACATGTATAGACGTCATGGTCACCCCTCCTTCCACCTGTTAGTTAAAGTTCTTGAAGAAGTCAAGAACTTTTTATACAAGTATTGTATAAAGTTTGACCAAAGACTGACCATTGGGGAAATAGCAGAGCTGGTGTGTTTGTTACCGTTTTGGTGACTTTCTTGGTAAAAAAATTTCTTGAATAGGTTTGTTAAAAAACTTACCCAAGAAAAACATTTCGTCTTGTGTAAAAGGTCGTTGCCCTTTTTCTTTCTGACGATACGCATTTTCAGAAATACCAATTTTGTCAGCCATTTCTTCTTGCGTTAAATTTCTTTCTTTACGCAAACCATACAACAATGTTTGCAATAATCATCACTCCTCTCTATGTAAATAAACCAATCAGCCACCAAATCAAGCCAACCAGCCCGACCAGTGCCAACAGATTAAGCAACAATCCACCCTTGATAGAGATAGTCGTCTTTGCCCTGCCATCCTGACTGACAAAGGTCTTTTCATAACTACCAAAGAGAATTTTTTTCCAACTCATAAGATACTCCTTGCAGGAAGTACAGCCAATTGCTATAATAGACCTACACCCTCCTAAGAGGGAGGGGCTTTCGCCCCTGCACTGACTACCAGTCAATGCTGTAGTGGAATTTAAGTCTAAACCCTAGGAAATGAATTTCGAAGTCGATTTCCCAGTGCTTAGGCTTTTTTCGTGTCTTGCCATTGGCTGTACCTCCTGATTTTTTAGTTTTGGTGGGGTTAATTCCTTAACCTTGACTTTATTATATCACCAGTTCGGTGACTTGTCAACACTTTTTTTGCGAAAAACACAAAAATGTTTCCTTTTCGGTGATTTTTTTGTTATACTACATTTAATAACAAAAGAGTAAAGGAAAAAACATTATGGAATTAAATGTATATATCGGTCAAAAAATTAAAGACTTCAGAAAATTGGCAGGTATGACACAGACCGACCTTGCTCAACGTTTAGAAACAACAAAGCAAACAATAAGTAGGTATGAAAAAGGTGACAGAAAACCAGGTCAGGATACTTTATTTGAACTGACGGATATTTTTAAAGTAAGTATTGATGACTTCTTTCCGCCTACCACCCCCACCACAGCCCCTAACAGCCTCGTAGAGCAGATTTCGGACAAGGTGGTATATTTAGACCAAAAGCTTAAAGAGCCACGTCACAGCGCATGGATAAGCCACGGAGAGCGTTTGTTAAGCGAACAGGCAAAAGAAAATACAGTAAACGAACTGCAAGCCACCTACCACACCTACAACTACTACGACCAACCCGCTTCCGCTGGCACAGGTCAGTATCTGAATGATGTAAAGGTCGAAACAATCGAATTACCTATTGAAGTGGACGCTGACTTCGTTGTCCCCATCTACGGAGACTCCATGGAACCAGAATACCACTCAGGCGACTATATATTCGTCAAACTATCTGTAGACCTATCTGACGGCGACATCGGAGTATTTGCCTATAACGGCGACGCCTATATCAAACAACTCCGCATCACAGACCAAGGCGCCTATCTTCACAGCCTGAACCCAGACTATGACAACATCCCAATCACAGCAGACACCGACTTCCGAACCATTGGTGAAGTGGTGGATATTTATAGGGGATAGGAGGAAACATGGAACAATCAAAAATTTATAGAACCAAAGAAAAATTCGATAGCATAGTCAATCAAACCGAAAATGAATTCATTGATTACTGGTATGCCCGTGACCTTATGCCCCTGCTTGGCTACGAACGTTGGGAGAATTTTCATAAAGCTATCCAAAGAGCGATGAACTCCGTAGAAACCAGTGACACCAAGGTGTCAGACCATTTTCGTGAGGTCACGAAAATGGTTCCTTTTAATTACCCATTCTTTATGGAAAAGTACAAATTAAAGACCATAGCTGATGAGGCTATGGTTAAGGAAGAGTATTTAAATTTAGTTGGATGAAAGGAGTGTTTTAATGCATTTCAATGTACACGGAAACTTAGAAGGTGGTATAATTGAAGTAGAAAATCTATCAGAGGTTGAAGAATTCTTAGTCACCAATTTTCCAGATTCAACTACACGTCGTAGAAATTTTGATTCTTTTTGTAATTTTTTTAACAACTTAGACGAAACCAAGGTTACACGAGTATGGCTTGATGGTAGCTTTTGTACAAATAAAACGAATCCAAATGATATTGATTGTGTAGTCTTTATTAATCCGATACCCGAGAATGTAGCTTATTTTTCTAGTCTAAAAGATAACCATGAATATTTAAAGACTGCTCACTTAGATGTTTATATCGTTCCAGATAAAGAATGTATCATTGTGAATAACCAAGAGACTTTAGAAACTTACCAAAGTTTTGATTATCAGGAAAAATATTGGCAAGGACAATTTGGGTTCGATAGAAACAGAAACCACAAAGCCATCATTGAATTAAGAAAGGGGAATTAGTATGGAAGGTTTTGTAGAAATAATAAAGCAAAATATTAAAGATATTCCTGATACCAACCCTTATAAAAGAATGATGGAGTTGGGATTTGAATCTATCCAACTTTTTGAAAATGAGAAAAATGAAGACGATAAAGTCAAAAATGTCTTATCTATCCGATTGCTTTCTGACGATCTCCCGTCAGGTCAGATTGGATTACGACAATTGACAGAAACATTGTCAGCTTTTGAAAGCGTGCAAGAAAATGGGATGGCATCGATTCTTGGATTCGACGGCAAACGTGGCAAAATTCCAAAAGATATTTTGGCTAGAAATGAATTGATCATCACTGCAACTAGAGCTGGTTCATTCATCATCGATTTAGGTGTCAAAGATTATCAACTTTCTATGTTTGAAGCCGAGAATCAGATATCAACAACTGTCTTGAACGATATGTCTGATTTACTAGAGGGAAAGATAGATACTCCTGAATTTGTAGAAAATTATAATTCTAGAACATTTAATTCTGTCAAACAATTGATTTCAAAATTAAATAAAGAAAATCTTGGAGTTGAAATCCTAGATAATATTAACGACTCTAATAGAATTTTTGCCAAAGAATCTGTTAAAGAGATAAATAAAAAATTTAAAGATACTCATGTCGAAAAATTCGACAATGTTAACGTCAGGGGAAAACTTATCAAAGTTGACCTATCAGCGCAAAAAATCACATTAGAAAATCCCGATGGACTAGTAAGCATTAAAATAAAAGATCCGAAAATAAAAAATCACCACCTAACAACAAACGAAGAGTACGAAGTGAAAACAAATGTTAAAGATATTGTTCGTCGTACTATTCGTACCAGGACTTACACTGCCATGTCTGTTAATAATATCACAAAACTATGAACAAAAAATCCCCACACTCTCCGTCGCCAAACCTTGAGTGTAGGGTACCAAACAAAACCATTCAAAACAACATTTTGAACAGCTTTTAATATACTCATTTTATCACGAATGTATACTTTTGTAAATTCATCTTGCCTGCCGAATGTACAAAAGGAGGATAAAATGAACATCAAGCAAAAAACTAAGAAAAACGGTCAGACTGTTTATTATGCTAGTCTTTACCTAGGTGTAGATAGTATCACAGGAAAAAAAGTCCGTACTACCATCACTGCCCGAACAAAGAAAGAGGTGCAACTAAAAGCCAGACAAAAGAAAAATGAGTTTGAACAAGAAGGTGAAACAGTTTATCAAGAAGTAAAAATAATCTATTTTAGTGAACTTCTTGATCTATGGTTTGACACCTATAGACTAGGTAAAAAACCGAATACCATCCGAGTCTTTAATAACTTTGCTAAAAACTATATTCTACCACAGTTAGGTAACATAAGAATTGATAAAATAACGACCATTATGTTACAAACTGTAGTCAACGATTGGGCAAGGAAGGCCCATCAGAAAAAAAATAGTAACGATAGAACTAAAGGGGTTTGTAAAGACTATCCTCTTATTTTTACTTATATCCGTAAAATTTTGAAATACGGAGTATCATTAGGAATAACCCAAGCGAATCCAGCAGACAATGTCGAAGTTCCTAGGCCACCAAAACTGGAAAGTGATAAGAAGTTATTTTTTACTGACGAAGAATTAAAAACTCTTTTAGCCTACTTTGAAAAAAATCAAAATACTTACTCCGAACTATACGACGCTACGCTATGTAAACTACTACTTGCTACAGGTCTAAGGATAAGCGAAGCTAGAGCGTTAGAATGGTCAGATATTGATTTTACAAATCATACCATATTGGTAAACAAGACTCTGAATAATTACGATGAGGTCAATGAACCAAAAACGAAATCAAGCATACGCACTATCGATATTGATAATGCTACAGTCCAAATGCTCATATATTACCAAAAGCAGCAACGAATTGAAGCTATGAAATTAGGTCGTACAGAGTCTATCGTATTTTCTAATTTTACTGACAGATATATTACACGACAAGCCCTCGGATACCGTCTTGGAAGAGTCATGAAGAACGCAGGACTTCCAAATGTCGGTTTTCACGCATTCAGGCATACCCATGCCAGTATGTTGCTTAATGCCGGCGTACCATACAAACAAATTCAACTACGTCTCGGTCATTCAAGGATAGAAATGACCATGAACATTTATGGACACCTCTCGCAAGAATCACTAAAAGAAACAGCAAGAGTTTACGAGAACACACTGGCGGCTATTAAAATAGGGTAG